TGCGCCGAGAAACACGTCAATTGCTGACAGTGTGCCGACAATTGCTGTCGCATATGGCAAACCCCACAGACTGGACAGTGCAGCGTACAGTGTTCCGAGTGCAGGAATTACAATCTGTGCGATGTAGACAAGCACATCATAAGCGTTGTTTGATAATTTCATAATTTTATTCTCCCTCTTCTCTCATCGGTAATTTTTCAACCTCATTCATTAACTTTTCGCCGGTTCCATTGCCACCACGTGCTCTGTATGGTTGATAGATGTAAGTGTTTAAGTTGTCGTACTCCTCACGTGTAATGTAGCCACGTTTGATGTACTCACCAGCGAGTGCAAATATCCTGTCATGTCCTAACCCCATTAGGAGATCATGCTTGCTGTCGTGGCGGTTGATAAAAAACATTATCAGTCCGGTAAAACCGGATGATGTGATTGCTGTAATAACGGCAATTAGAAGTGTTTGAATGAATGGATTCATTAGTTAATATTCCAGAATTTTCTGGAGCCATCTGCCTTTCCGTATGCACAATAATGTACTGCTCCACTATATGATGTATACTTCAACCAGTAATATCCGTCTGCCTGCACAACTGCCTGATAATTAAGTTTTCCGCCATTCTTGTATGTGCTTCCAGTATCTCCTGCGCTAAGACTTGGCTGTGTACGAACCTTTACTGCCGTTACAATACATGTAGCAGTTCCAGATGCCTTAGGTGCATGAGAATTACTATTCACAGAACTTGTAGCGTTCCTTCCTTCTGCCTTACCATTTGTACAGTAGTGCTTGTAGTAAGCCTTGATGTCATTCCCGAATGCCTTCTGTAAATCTGCATAATTAGCCTTGTAAATATCAACGTTGAAACTTGCGCATGCCTGTCTATGTTCCGTCATGCCATAAGTGACAAAGTGCTGAAACAGTGCAGATGCGTTATTGCCGATTGCCGCCTGAAGGTCTGAATATTTGTTTAAATAGTACGTTGCATTGAAGACAGGCGCATAATTTACACCATTATAAGTTGTGCCAGAGATCGAACCATTAGAAGAGCTTCCTCCAGAAACCATCTGTACAACTCTAGTTCCACTGCAATATTCTCCCCAACCGAAGACTCTGTTTGTTGGAAGAGTAGCCACTCTGCCATCAGAATAATAAACTCCATGATGCAAACATCCTACATGCTCATAGACATTCGTGCTGTCAATATATACAGGCACGGATGTTGAGCTGTCATACTCACTCAGCGGATGAAACGTGCCATGGTCCTTGTTAAACTGCATATCTGCTTTAGCACTTGGCGTTGTCGTACCAATCCCAAAACCATATCGTACATTCTGTAAACACCAACCATTTTTTGTTCCCATCTTTGATGGATTAAAACTTACTAACTGTTTCCAAACCATTTGTTTCCCCTCTTTTCTATTTTTACGAATAAAAACGTGACTGATCACGCTGTTCTACGCCAAATATTGGTTGCGTAATATGGCGGTAAATTAGTAATTTCTGCATCACGTTCAGCCGTTCCACTGATTGCCGGTTTTCTCACGATTGTGCGGTCATCGTAATTTGCGACTTGAGCCAGTCCATAACCAGCTGCCGCACACTGGAACGGACTTTTCGCTTCTCCACCAGTGTCTCCTACTGCGTACAGATTCCCCGCTCCAATCAGCACACGGTCTTTAACCTGCTCCCATGTCGTCCATGGCCACAGTGTTGACGGTGGTGTTGCACTGTCAGTTTCAAAATAAGAGCCGACAGGGCGGACTAAATCAAGCACTTCTTTATTCGTAAGCCCCCCCCCCCGACTTCTGCGGGAACTATTTTGCATATACCCATTTTTATCTCCTCTCAGCCCTTAGTATATTCAAACACGATTTTAAAATTTGTTAGCCTGTTTGCACCGTATGGAGACTGCTCAATTACACATGTGCTCTCTTCCATATGCATCCCGATGTCTGACGTTCCGTTGTATGTAAGGTAAGGCAACTGGTATGTGCGCAATGGTGTTGCGGCTGAGTCAATGCACAGCCCATACAGTTTAACCATTGTGTTATAAGAGCCAAATGTGAATGTCGCTTTGTTTGAGCTAAATGTCAGATTGCCTGCATCGACTACTTTTCTGTACAGAGGTTCACCGAGAAATGTGCCAATCAGATGCTCTGACGATGCGTACGTGTTTGCATTTTCCAATGCTGTGCATCTGTTACTCAACGCCGTGTCTGCCGATGCTCTGGTTGACTGCTCTGCGCTGAGCTGTGATGCAATGCTATTGATTGCATCTGTATCTGATATTTCTATCTTTTTGCAAAATCCCATGTCACTTCACCCCCTCAACGTTGATTGACACTGCTGTTGCTGGTTTTGACGTTGCGTACAGTGTCAGCGTTGTTCCGCTTACGTTTGCATTTTTGACGCATGAATACGCTGTTGCCTCGGCTGTTGTCGGCACTGTTGATACCGGTGCAATGGAGATTGTCGGGTGCTCGTCATACACTCCCGACAGTGCAAAAACGGCTGTGTAATATGCAACACCGCTCACTGTGGTTGTTGAGCTAGACCAATTTGTCAGAGCCACCGCAATGGTTTTGTAAATTGGTGTGCTGTTGTCTGTCTCCCATTGTGAGCCACTAGACGTTTTGGTTAGCACCTGTCCGACAGCGCCGGTATTGGTTGGAATCAACGGTTTTGTATTGTTGTACGCCGTTTCTGCTTTTGTTGCGCTTGATGCAGACGCGCTCGCACTGTTAGCACTAGCCGTTGCACTTGTAGCCGCCTTAGATGCACTTGCTGATGCGTTAGCAGCCTGTGCTGTTGCCTGTGCGACCAATCCTTCAAACACTGGTATGTCGCTGTCAGAGACGACTGTGGCATCGTTCATCGCCGCACACTCAACCGACAGGATAAAATTAGCGGTTGCAATCGTGTTGCCCGCTGAATCGGTTAGCATTACCTCGCAGACCGTGTCTCCTGCGACTGCTGTCATTTGCTGTGGAACACTGATCGATACTTTTCCATTGCCGACAGTCATTGCGTAGTCAAAGCCTTTGCCATCTGGTTTAGTGCCTTTAATCGTTGCACCTGTTCCAGACGGTATGGAATACGCAAGCCCCGCTTGGTACAGATTAAAAACTAGCAGTCTGCCGAGTTTGTCGTACTGAGACACGTTGACAACTAGCTGATTTCCACCCGGCACTAAATCAAGACTGTACGTTTGAGTAATCATTCCGTCGCTCATTCTGTTTTTGCCCCCTGTTCTATGTCGATTAAAAACACAGCAGACCGTGTGACCGCTGTGCCGCTGTGAAGTGCTAACTGTGCTCTGTGCATGCATGCATGTGATGTGATGCTAACTGGTAGCGTGCACGTGAATGTGTTGGTTGCAGACTGAAGAGTGCAATCACACGATGCTACGTCTGTTTCAAGCACTCCAGTTATTCCGCCCCACGATGATGGAGCATCTGTTATCTCGGCAGCTATCTCACGTCCTGTATCGGATTGAGAAACGTGCAAAACTGGTGGAACTCCAGACGGAATCATGGATAATTTAATAGACTGCATCATAAATGCCCCACAAAAATATTGTCTGCATAGAAATTAAGTTGTGATCCTGTCCAACCAATGGCAATTTTATGAATACCATCTCCGCCATTTACTGCAGTTGAAACAACTGCCGGGCCATAATTAATACCGTTAGAACATGAAACAGTTTTAGAACCATCGCCACTTATTTGAATAGCAGCATTCCATTTGTCGTTTTGGTAATCATATGTCCCAATTTTCATGGTTTTCCCTATTGCTGTTGCAAGCAGGAAATCTCCAGCAGATGTGCTGCCAATTTTTCCACAAAATGTTTTGCTCCCATCGTTTTCAACTTTGTACAAATCAAGAGAAGATTTTAAGGCTGTTTTACTGTTCAAAATAATGTGAGTTCCCTCTTTTATCCCTTTACCGGTTGGAATGTTTCCACCAACAATAATAGCTGATGTGCTAAGCGCAGATGCTTCGGATGAATTAAGATAGCTTAGTGAAGCAAAATTGTCATAATCAGCTGTTATTGCAATAATGTTTTTTCCAGCAAGGTCGCCGTTATCGGGAGCATTTGTAAATCTTCTAGACCCTAATGTTCCGATGAATTCTCCGTTTCCCTCGTAAGAATAGACTTTAATATCTTGATTTTTTATAATCAACCCATTTTTTCCATTATCGTTTGTTGTTTTGAAAGTTGAACCTGTAATCATAGATCCGTCAATTGTTCCTGCGCTGATTGACAGCGCTTTAATCGTGTTTGCCGCTAATGCGTTAAACACTGCATTTCCGTCGCTATCAATGCCTGCGCTCCACGTTGCCCCGTAGTCCTTGCTGATTGCAAACCCAGCACTATTGATCGTGTACTGAATATTGGAATCTTTTAACAATGGCTTGTTGTGTAAATAAAACTGTATTCCACCGCCTGTTTTTTGAACTTTAGTTGTGAACAGTCCTAGACCATTACTAATCAGTTCGCTAAACAGTGCGACCTGCTGTGATATGTACGACGATGCCTGCTCTGTTTTTTTGTCCGTTTCTGAGTAAATCGTATCTTCCAAATGCGACTTTGCATCGCCTATTTCAACCTCTTCAACACGGTCAAGAAGGACATTCCACTTGATTGAAATGACTTTCGCAGACACGTCGATACCGAGCTGTTTGTACTGCACTGTTACCGTGTCACCAAGGCTTACATTTTCGAGCTGTGGCAATCCTAGCTCTTTCATGCTTGCATAGCTCACGTCAATGTTCACGCTCGGCTTACCGACATCATTTGCCTTGATGTATTCCTGCGCATACTGAGCAAGCAATGGCTTTGTAATGGCAATTGCATTCCCATCAGAGTCCTTGAATTTATCTGACAAATCAACGTTCAAAACCTTTGGATAAGCAACTGCTGTGATTGTCTGTATATCTCCTGAAACAACGTTACCGCTGTCGTCTGATGCATATGGCATTACTGCAGTATATGTGTTTTCGATTGACTTTTCTTGCTTGACGTTGGTTAGATTCTTGCCATACGCAATGCGGATAAGTTTGGACTTGTCTGTACCTCTGTGTGCTAGCAATGACACTATCAGATTATCCCATTCCAGCTCACCGCCGAATGTGTCTAACATGGATCCTTCTTGACCGCCAATCAATGCACGCATGGACTGTGGTTTAGTGTTTTTGAAAACACTCGATGTGTTGGTGATGTCAGTCGTCATGGTGAACGGTGTTGCCGTTGCCATGTTGCTGATAAGACCATTGCATGCAGCCGTGCATCCGGTTGACGAGAATGGGAGCACGCTTGTTTTACTCAAATCGTAAGAGATGTGATTCAACGAGTAAGTTACCATTCCGTTCATCTCTTTTGATTCATCATCAATTCTAAAAATCTGCGGAACGTCTGTTTCGTTGACTGACATTTTTATCAATCCACCGATGTGGATGTCTTTGAAATGTTTTGCTGTCACTGGATATTTTAATTCGGTCGTATAAGCGCCGTTTAAAGCCTCTGTGACGTAGCACTCAGTGCACTCGGACAATCTTCCAACTCCGTTTGTTTTGTCGCTTACAAGCGACGTGAGAGCCTTAGAATCGTCTAATAAAATTGGAATCATCTGACAAACCACCTCGGTTCTATTTCTAATGTCACTCCGGACACGCTGATTGTGTTTCTACCCGATTTCAATACTGGAAAATCATACTCAGAATCGGTCGAAGAAATTGTAACGTCTCCATTGCGGTTTTCTTGCCCTTCGTAGCACTCTTGTGTTTCGCAATCAATGACCAGTGCGCCGTTGTTTTTGGATACTATCATACCGACATTTCCAATCGTGAAAGAGCCAGTTCCAGTGACAAAGATCATCGGTTTTGAAACGTTGTACGTTGGGTTCATGATTATCGTTTGAGATGATACAGAGAGGAGATTCTCACCGCTCTTTAGATAACGGTGCGGGATGCAAGAAAACTCCAGTGTGAATGTCGCACCGTGATTTCTTGCCCCGACTTTTGGATCAAGACTTCCTTTGTATTTTCCAAGCAGATACTGATCTGGATGATAAGTGTCTTCCAATCTGTGGTACTGGTCATCCTGCATGAGAAAATCTCGCATGCTTTCAAAGTTGCTTGTAAAATTCTCAACGATGTAAGCATCGTATGTAACATCCTGGTTGTTTGTACGATTGTTAGATACAAGCACATCACCATCACGACCAGGGATTTGAATTGTGTCTGTATCCCATTCTGAAGATCCGAACGTTCCAGCGCCAGAGATCTTGCATTTGAAATCAAGCATGTTTTTTCCATTAAAAGTTAAATATTCATAGACATTTAAGCTCATTCAAACACCCCTCTCCTGCGCTTTACGTTATCATTCAGACGTTGTTCTATCTGGTCAAACAGATCATCCGTATTCGTATCTTTTGACGCATATACATTGACGCTAATACCGCCATAGCTGTACTGGTTAGATGTTCCACCATTATTGGACGGAACATAGCCAAATGCAGACTGTACTGCCGTCTGAATCATTGACATCATTGTGTTCTTCCCAATCACAACCTCACCGCCATTGCCATCTCCAAATCCCTTAAGACCTGCAGACGTAGCAAGCACGGTT